TCGGGCGACTTCCAACCAACGGGTTTCAAAACTTTACCATCTTCACGTTTACGAACTTTACCCGTTGCATGGTCAATCTTGGCAAAGTTTGTCTGCATTACTTCTTTCCACGCACCTTCAGCATCTGCACCCATGCTATGGATAGCACCAATAGTAACAACCAATATATCAATCAGTGCATCTAATTGCTCTACCCGATCATCGGATAAAGTGGCTTCTAACAATTCTTGATGTTCTTCACTGATAAGTTTAACATACATTGCATACTGTAGTTCATTAAATGAGTCTACAGTTTGATCGCAAGACCGCATAAATTTTTCTTGATCTCTAAACGGATTCATATTAAGCCATCCTATCTACATTTTGTCCCGGGCGATTTAGTTGCCGGTTAATTTCCATGCGTCTGGCTTCGTTGGCTTTGAGATCTTCTCGAACTCTTAGTTCTTCAACACGCTGTGCTTCGTGTCGTTTATCTAAATTATTAATTGACATCTGTCTATACATTTCATTATTGTATTCTGTGATTCTACTAACTGTCATAATTTTTCTCCTATTTCAAAGCCCCTGAATCTGAGGAACCTGGGGAACCGCAAGCTGAACGATCCGTCTTGATTTTGTGTGACTGCGTCTGCTCGCACTTCCACAATCTGTCCAACGACTTCACTACCTGCACTCCAAAAAGTATCACGATCATTATCACTAAAACCACTGCCCACATTGACCATAATTGATTTACCGTCGTCCACGCCCTCGCAGACCAATGCCCCAAGACGTCCGACATTTCTTCCAGTACCTTCTTCCAGCGACTTGACCTCAAGACTAACTTCGATAAACGGCTTGAGCTTGAGCCAAGCAACACTTCTTTTACATTCATATTGAGCCTCTGGATCCTTAATCATAATACCTTCGTAACCACCTGCAACTGCCTTTTGATTAATTTCTTTAAAACGTACTTGGCCGGCTTCCGTATCTAAATCAACAAGTTCGTGCCCCACAACTGCCACATTAGGTAACAGGTCTTTATATGTTTTATGCCAATAATAAATCATATCACTTCGAGCAGCTTGATCTTTATTCCAAAAACCTTTTTCAAAATCCTCTAGGGGTAACACATCAAACAAATTAAGAACAGCATCACCTGCTGCTACATTGTCTTTACGATGCACTTGTTTCATTAAGTCTTGAAAACTGCTGCTCATAATCTCGCCGTCTAGTACAACATCTATATTTTTGTCAGTACCGTGTGTTTTCACCACATTACTGAGTTGTTCTACAATGTGTGGGAAATTAGCAAGCTCTTTGCCATTGCGACTAAACATATCCACACGACCGTCACTACGTACAATAGTGATAACCCTAACACCATCCAGTTTAACTTCGATAAGTTTCTTCCCTGTGACTTTAGATTCATGATTTGCACTATCATGAGCAAGCTGACAACCAAAAACAGGAATAGCATAATCAGCATATTTCTTCTCCACAACCTTGTTAATTGTTTTTTCACTCACACCACAACGCAGATCTTTGATCAGTATGCGTCGATACCAACCATTCCACTCTTTCTTAGTGGCAGATGCCATCATTTTAGCAACAGTGTCACGGGCAAGGTTGCCGGTGAGTTCACGATTAACGAAACCAGTAATAATGAGACTAAAACTATCCCAAGGTAACCCAGCACCATCTTCATCTTTTTTCTCCGGGATTTGTTTCAATCCAAATGTAATCATAGGATCCAATGCCAGTCGACAACCCGCAAAGAATTCATCGTTGCCTTCTTGGGCAATAACTTCAATAATGGCTTCTTTGTTTAAACGACTTGGATGGCACTCCAAGTCCCAAATGTGGCTAGCGCAACGACTCATTTCAACTCCGTTAATTAACTGTTTATGTATGTATTATACAGTGTAATTATCAGTATGTCAAGTGTGTTGATGTCTTAAATGGCTTACCTACTTTAGCATATTCCAATTGTTTCATAATTTTGTGTTTCATTTGGCAAACTTTTGGATGGGCATGATTGTACTCAAATGCTTTCATAAAGCGCCCCCAACCATTTGGTCTAGCACGTTTTGGAACACGACTATCCAAATACGTGCTGATAGCTGTGGTGTCAAAACCAAACTTATCAATCAGTTCCTGTGCTAGATTAAAAGAATGGGCTCCCATTTCGTCTCGGTGTCCATAGTACTCTTGCTCTCTGCGATCCTTGGCATAATACGCAGTACTTTCGTATCCAGGAATATCTTTGAAATTTCTAGCACGATATTGACGAGTATGAATGATTTCGTGAAGCACAGTGTCTGCAAAAACTGTGCAAATTCGACTCCATCTGTACTCACTGGTTTTCATAGTCAATGCATCGGGCGGACAGGCCAGTTGTATTTCAATAAATCTTTTATTTCCAGCATTATCCAAGTAGCTGTGGTAAGCGCCACCGATCCAAATTTCACCTTTGCGTACAGGTGCAAATCGACTGGTTGTTACCTTTACGGGTAACAGTGTTTTGATGTGCTTGCTCACAAGGCTGGTGAATTGACCAATGGTGAGACGTTTATCCACAATCTCGGGTTTGAGATTGTGGAGCATTGAATACAGCATATCTCGATCCAACAAAGACCAGTTAAACGCCTTACGGGCCATGGCACACTCCTATACATACGTATTTATAGTGTACTAGGGCTTTCAGTTATATGCGCATTTTATGGGCGTTTTTCAATGACCTTATCAGCCAATCCGTAAGAAACCGCTTCTGCGGCACTCAAAAACGTATCAAATTTCATAGCTTCGTACAGCTGAGCATATGTTTTTCCAGCAGTATTATGCTTGACATACAATTCGGTTAGGCGTTCGTTGATACGTTTGGACTCTTCAAAACTGCGTCTTGCATCTTCAAACTCCAGTTCCTGTACATGCACTGTGCCACGTGTGCCCGGAGTACCAGAACTAACACGGTGGATCATGGTGCGTGATTCAGGCAACACAAAACGCTTGCCAGCCGCACCCGCCTGTGCCAAGAAACTGCCCATGCTGCATGCTTGACCCATGACATAGGTTGCTACATCTGGTCGAATAAACTGCATGGTATCGTAGATAGCTAGTCCTGCTGTAACACTACCACCCGGGCTATTGATAAACAAATTGATGTCTTCATTTCCTTGACTTTCCAAAAACAGCAACTGGGCAACCAACAAACTTGACGTGTGTTCGTTAACATCCGTGTCCAACATGATCACACGGTCTTTGAGCAAACGACTATAAATGTCATAAGCTCGTTCACCCCTGGGCTCACTTTCAATAACCATTGGTACCAAATTAGGCATCTTTATCCTTTAATGTTTGATGTGTCGTATGTCTGTTGGAAGATGTCTTTTTTTACAGCACCGTAGTCGCCTTCGCCGTGACGCACAATAACATCGTTGCCTGCGGTATATTCTAAGTTACCCCAAGTGGCTTTGATAACACCATCGTGATCTGCCAGCTTGGCTGTTTTGATTACACCACCCTTGGGGGTTCCTGTACCGTCACCATTGTCGTCGTACTTGTCATGAAAATTTTCAGGCTCCAAAGGCCAAAATTCTTTCTTAGGACCCGGACCCATGATGTAATGTCCTGCCTTATGCTCCACCGGACCCTCTAAGGTGTTTGTAATCCCGTCGCTGTCAGCAATAGTATACGGCACTGGAATTGGCTTCTTAAAAGTTTTAAAACTTCCCTTTTCAAACCAAGCATCAGTGACACGCAGGCCTTCTACAATGTTGATAAACTCACGGATCATTGTTTGTCCAGCTCTTTGAACGCTTCAGATGAACGTGTGTTTTCGTTTTGTTCACGAACATTTCGTTCCTTGGCCCGACGCAGAACGTTTGCATCACCGGTGGGCAGTGCCACCAGCACAAATGCTGTGTACTTGTTGCCTGAACGAACCACAACTGGATTCTCGTCTACGTTCTTGGCGCCGTATGTTTCAACCCCAGTCACATCCACAGCATTACAACTGGTCTTGGTGGCCTTTTCAATTCTGCTGGATTTTGTCGATCCAGTTTCAAATTGCTTGGTGTTTGAACTCACTGTGCCGCCTGCACTGTAACAGATCTCTGTCAAAGCATTGGTACGAGCCAAATGCACAGCCATGTTGTAGCTTTCAGAAGTACCTTCTGCAGCTGCAAAAACAGCACTGTCGCTAGTGGGCAACTTGCCCATGAAACTTGGCCGGCGCTTCAATGCCTGGTCAATGGATTTTTCTTTATACTCGCGTTCGTTTTCCACACGCTTTTGATAAACATCAGTTGTGCCGCATGCTGTCAAAAGAGCAACAATGGGTAAAAGTGTTAGAATTTTTTTCATCTCAGTTTCCTACTTTCTTAATATATTGACCTGCTTTGTTTAAATCCTGTCCCGCACCTTCTACAGCACCACCAATGGTGCCGCATGCGGTTAGGGTCATAACTACCAAACTCAAAATTACCATTTTCATTTTGCCATCTCCTGACTGTGTGTTTTGACTGTGTCTATGCCGTTGTCCAACATTCTAGCAATACCGGAAAATCCAACAGTTGCCAAAATTAGTCCAAAGACAGTGCCTAAAATAAATGCCTTCATAAAGTTGCCTTTCTATGTGTGTTAAACATGTTAGTATTATAGCGCATCAACTGTCCAGTGTCAACAACGAATTTCACCAATTAACTGGTATGATACTTGCAATTAACATTGGATTCACTTTTGAAAGTTCCACCAATATCCAAAAGAAGATTCTTCCTAGCACGTTCTCTTGCATAGTAGCAAAGACTGTCTTGCTGTTCTAGCCCAACTTCAGATTCTGTCAGTTTGTAAGTTTTACCATCAATATCAATTTCAAATTCCACAGTACACAAGTTCCTGGGGCCGTCCTTGCCTTTGACTTTGATTAGATTTTTAATTGGACTCACAGTGTGTTCAGTAACCAAATTGCTTGTGGTATTCACTTTGCAGCCATCCGGACCTTCGGGTATTGCCGCAACTTCCACAATAACTTCTTTGATTTGAACAATCACCTGTGGAGGTGCTTGATCACATGCCGACAACAATAAGGCCAAACATATAATTGAATACCGCATATCAACTTTCTATCAAGTTACAATAGTGTTAGTATACTTGAGTTATTGATATTTGTCATCCAGTGTGACACTCGAAAGGGCAGCAATAGTTTGGAACTTTTCCCAAGCAATTTTGGCTGAAGGATTGGTTTCCAATTCGCTGTTTGGCAACACTGCCTCCAACCAAATTTCTGGACGCCTGCGCGGATACGCACCAAATTTACGTGGTTGATGCATCTTGCCATCCTCGTACAGCATGATACTTACGCTACGGAACTTGTCTTCATCGTCTTTGCTGGCAAAATCATAATTGCCCCACTCAGGATTACTCATTCCGCCCAGTGTGTATCCTTGCCAAATACCTATCCATTCTTCATCAACCGTGGGATTAAAATCTGTACGAGTGATCAACACCAGCACATCATCCATGCTCACACGGCCTTCCACAATGTCCAAAACACAACGGCTATAACTTAGTCCAATTTTCATTTGTTATCCTTTATGACCATGATCCAGCTCTTTTTGAGCCAGCTAACATGGTATTAAAATCCACCATGCAAAGATTTTCCTTCGCAAACTTCAAATCGTTATAATTATCTATAGTAATAATTTCTTTATGGAATCCTGCATCAACTAAATCTAATTGTTTGTCTTTTTCAATTGATTCAATTACTGCTGTTGCTAAAATTTCATGATTGATTTTACAGAGGTGATTGAATCTACATTCCATTCCTTTCCATAAATCTCTCATGACTTCTGTGACATTAAATGTTTTTTTCAATTCAAGTGCTTGCACATCTTCTGTTAAACAACCATGTGCTATGTTAACATGTGGCCACTCTTGTGCATTTATACTATTGGTAAATGCTGGTATAATTATGGGTTTACGCAGGCCTAACGCTAAACAACGATAACTTATTTCACCCAACCGGTGACGTTGAAGACGAAGGGCTTGTTCATCCCTCCAGATTTTGCTTGCAAAATTTTGTCCAGCATCCCACTTGCTTTTGTCCGGCACAAATCTACGCCACGCTTCATATCTATAATTAGAAAGATTGCTGAGGTATGGCGCATTTTCAAAATACCAAAATCTGTGTTCACTAGTAAGCACAAAAATCAGTTGGTCGTGTTTGGTAAGATTTCCAGACTTGATTTGTTTATCAAACATGTCCATTTGCCAATCCTGGCAACAACCTTCTATGCTGTTATTCAAAACAGAGTCAACTTGAAAATAGTTTCCTATTTGTACTGGCCATAAATCAAATTGGTTAGTGGGATGTGGGAAAGCAAAACTGTCACCAATAACAATTAAATTACGCATTGTCAATTATGAAATCACTGTTTCAGGTTTATGAGTTTTAAAAACATTTTGTCCGCAACGCCTAACAGCATCTGCCAGCACCTGTGGAGATTCTTCTGCAATTTCTTCCAATTCGGTTTGCGTCATTTCACTTTCAAACGCCCAGATCTCTGGAAATCTCTGTGGGTTGGCTCGTGCCCTTAATACAGCATGTCTAGGTATTGGGAATTCAACCCCCACGTCGCCCTTTAGCACAGCCCACATTTTTTTCTTGTCATATTCAGTTACATTAAAGATCCATTCAAAACCCACTGTATCAAAATAACACATGTATGCATTCATATTAACCTCTTGATGCTGTTTGAGTACGAGTGATGGTAGGACCGCTGCTTTCAAAGTCCATGCCAGCACCACGTCCTTCGTAACACCGGCCATTCCATTTCATGCTGATCTTAACGGCCTTGTTCACAATTACATTGAGCAGGACTTTGTCTTCAAAGTCCTGCACAACAGCTTCAGTCATCTTGACAGATTTTGCCATTTTGATTTGACACGTGTCACTGTGCCTCAGTACTGTTGCCACTTGCGGCCTCCAATTCTAAAACACGATTGCGCAACCGATTGACTTCTTGTTCCAAACTAGCAATATGGTCAGCAATCTGTTGCATGAACACGCTGGTGTTTATGCCAGTTGTACGCAACAGTTCTGGTATGCTGAGCTGTGTTGAGTCTGTATCTGTCATTTAAATCTCCAATAAAATGTCGGGGTTCCAACCACTTTGTTCACTGTAGCCGTCGTTTTCGTAACCACGTGGGTTGCACACTACACGAGTTTCGCCAATCACATAATCAAACGGCTGATGCATGTGTCCATGTGTCCACAGTTTAATTTGAGGATGATCCATTATAAATTCACTTAGGTCACTGGCATATCCACCGTTCATAAGTG